CAGTTCCTTTTCTAACCCACAAAACACCTCGATCGCTCACGATCAGACCGGATCGCTTTGATCAACTTTGAAAAAGAATTGATCGACTCGATTCAGGCTCAATCAGAATTAGGAGGTGTGAAAACACCGCGTATTCACTCTCCTTTGAATGATTTGCCGTCTAAAGGTCAAGAAATGATTGATTTCGCAGCTGAGATAGGCATTCCCTTGATGGATTGGCAAAAGTTTGTGGCTATTCATGGTCATAAGGTCAAGCCGGATGGTCGCTGGCATCATTCTGAGGCTGGGTTATTGATCGCTCGCCAAAATGGTAAGTCCACATTTATGATGCTCCGGATCTTAACTGGCATGTATGTATGGGGCGAGAACTTGCAGCTGTCATCCGCTCACAGATTAACTACATCACTTGAAACCTTCAGGCAGATGGTGTCGCTTATTGAGGGTAATGATAAATTGGCAAGTGAAGTAAAAAAGATTAGATGGCAACATGGTGCTGAGGAAATGGAATTAAAGGGCGGTCGTAGGTTTGTGGTAAAAGCAGCCAACAATGCTTCGAGAGGTATTTCTGCTCCATCTACGATCCATCTTGATGAGCTTAGAGAATACAAAGACGAGGATGCTTGGTCATCAATGCGATATACCATGATGAGTTCTAAAAATCCGCAAGTTTGGGTTTACAGCAATGCAGGTGATCAGCATTCTGTAATCCTTAATAAACTAAGGGAGCGTGCATTAGCAGCCAGCACAAATCCTTTAGACACGATAGGTTGGTTTGAATGGAGCGCCGAACCTGATTCGCCAATTACCCTTCCGTCGGGTGAAATCAATTGGAAAGCATTTGCTCAAGCCAACCCATCGCTTGGAACTACAATCCATCCAGATAACTTAAAAGCGGTTATTAATGATCCGCCTGATATTGTAAAAACTGAAGTATTGTGTTTGTGGGTAGATACAATAAACTCAGCTATTGATGTTCAAAAATGGAATTTGTGCCAGACTGACCCAATACCATTAGATCCTGACAAAGAAACTTGGTTTGGATTAGATTTAAGTCCAGATCGTAAATTTGGCGCTTTAGTGGCTACTCAGAAATTACCAGGAGAAAAATTTAACTTAGTTTTACTCCACACATGGTCAAATGATTATTCAATTAATGATTTAGCGGTTGCAAACGATATTGCACCTTATGTAAGAAAATATAATGTTCAGACTGTCGCTTATTCCAAAAGGACTGCACAAGCCGTCGCAAGTCGGTTAGTTCCTGCTGGAATTCCCATTACTGATATGGATGGGGCGATATATGCTGAAAGTTGTGATCGGTGGTTAGGCGCAATCAATTCCCATCGATTACAGCATGGGGGTCAAGACGAACTGACCCAACAAACACTTTCCGCTGCGAAACTGCCCTATGGGGATGGGTCATGGATCATCGGAAGGCGTGCAAGTAGAGTCGCAGTTTGTGCAGCTGTGGCATCTGCTTTAGCAACCTATTTTGCAACACAGGTAGAGACGGAAGTTGATATACAAATAGCATAGTATATTGACTTTATGGTATATTATATGCTAATGGGATTATTTGATAGATTTTTAACAAACACCGCAATCACACCGACAGTTGATGTCGCTGCCGCCAATACGCCTTACAATTTACAGTCAGCTGTTGGCGGATTGTTTTATGGAGCACAAACAGCAACTAGAGAACAAGCAATGTCTGTTCCATCTGTTGCAAGAGCAAGAAACATAATTTGTAGCACAATTGGTTCATTACCTTTAGAAACTTATAATCATTTTACAAAAGAACATATTGAGCCAAATAGGGTTATCATGCAACCAGATCCAAGAGTTGCTGGTTCAGCAATTTATGCATGGATCGCTGAGGATTTATTATTTCATGGTGTTGCTTATGGTCAAGTTTTAGATTCTTATGCTGCATCTGATAACAGCCGAGTAAGAGCATGGACAAGAGTCGCGCCAGATAGAGTTACTTATAATCTAAATGCAAATCAAACTGAAATTACTTCATACATGGTTGATGGCATGCATGTGCCAGCAACAGGCATTGGATCTTTAGTTGTATTTAGCGGATTAGATGAAGGTGTATTAAATCGAGCAGGTCGCACTATTAGAGCTGCACAAGAATTAGAAAAGGCTGCGGAATTATACGCAAAAGAGCCAGTTCCTACAATGGTGTTAAAATCAAATGGCACAAACCTTACTCCAGAGAGAATTACAAAACTCCTTGAGTCATGGAAAGTTGCAAGAAACACTAGAGCAACTGCATTCTTAAATGCTGATGTTGAGTTAAATGCACTTGGCTTTGATCCACAAAAATTACAATTAAATGAAGCACGCCAATACCTTGCAACAGAAATTGCAAGAGCAGTTGGTATTCCTGCATCATTCTTATCTGCCGAAACTACTAGCATGACATACAGCACAACTGTTATGGAGCGCAAAGCCCTTATTGATTTTAGTTTAAGAAATATCATTACTCCAATAGAGCAAAGATTATCTGCTGCTGATTTTGTGCCAAATGGTGTTGAAGTTCGATTTGATATTGATGATTTCTTGCGTGGTTCAGCATTAGAGCGTGCGCAAGTTTATGAAATCCTAAACCGCATTGGCGCGATGAGCGTTGAGCAAATCCAAGAGGAGGAGGACTTAATCCGATGAAGATTAATTTCCCAATAACACTAACCGCAGCCGATAGCCGTAAGCGCACAATCTCAGGAACAATCGTAACTTGGGGCGAGCGCGGAAATACATCTGCTGGAGCAACAGTATTTGAAAAAGGATCAATTGATTTTTCAAAGCCAGTTAAATTATTGCTAGAGCATGACCGCACACGACCAATTGGTAAATTAATGGATATTACAGCTGATGATGCTGGTATCGAAGCAACATTTAAGATTGCCGGAACAATTGCTGGCGATGATTCTTTATTAGAAGCAGCCGAAGGCCTACGCGATGGATTTAGCGTTGGAGTTATGGTTGATGATTGGAAAAACAAAGATGGCGTTATGTCAATAAGTGCAGCCAAGTTAATCGAGGTTAGTTTAGTAACCGATCCTGCAATTGATAGCGCAAGAGTTGCCGATGTCGCAGCAACAGAAACACCAACAGAGAATTCCGAAGCAACCGCTGAGGATACAACAACACAGGAGGACAAAGTGTCTGATATAACTTCAGATGCTCCTATCGCAACCGAAGCGGTAGAAGCTGCAAAGTCTGAGCCTGTGGCAGTAGTAGCAGCGCAGTCAGTTGCTTACACAAAGCCACGCTCACCAATTATCAACAAAGCAACATACCTAGAGCATTCAGTTCGTGCTGCACTAGGAAACGATGAGAGCCGTCAGTATGTAATGGCTGCTGATACAACCAGCAACAACTCTGGCTTAATTCCAACACCACAATCAGCAGAAGTTATCAATGGTATTTCAAATGCAGATCGTGGATCAATTGATGCAATTTCTCGTGGCGTATTGCCAGCATCAGGTATGACTTTTGAGATTCCAAAGATCACAACTGCTCCAACAGTTGCTGAGGAAGCAGAAGCAGCAACAATTGATTCAACCGACATGGCATCATCTTTTGTAACAGTAAATGTTAAGAAATTTGCCGGCGGACAAACATTTTCAGTTGAGTTACTAGATCGTTCATCACCAGCATTCTTTGATGAGTTAGTTCGTCAAATGGAATTCGCTTATGCAAAAGAAACAGATAAGTTTGTTGCTAATGGCATCATCTCATCTGGCTTAATTGCTACAACAGCACAGGACAACACAGCAGCAGGATTACTTGCTTATGCTGCACAAGCTGCTCAATTGGTTTATTCAAACTCATTGGGATTTGCTCGTAACATCGTGGTATCTCCAGAACAATGGGGTAACATCATGGGTTACAACGATTCCGGTCGCCCAATTTACAATGCTTCAAATCCACAAAACGCAGGTGGAGCAGTAGGTCCACAATCACTTCGTGGAAATGTTGCTGGACTTGATCTTTATGTATCTCGTTCACTATCAGCATTAACATACACAACTGGCGATGGATCAATGTTTGTAATCAACCCAGAGTCATACACATGGTATGAGAGCCCACGCTTACAACTTCGTTCAGACATCACAGCAACTGGTCAAGTATCTGTTGCTTACTATGGTTATGGCGCACTTGCAACAAAGATCGCCAACGGATCAGTTCACTTTAACAAGAACTAATCAATTTAACTGAGTGCCTATGGTTGCTCCCGATCATAGGCATCCTTTAATGGGAGTAAGGAGATGACATGCCAAGTATAATTACAGCCACCGAGTTGCGATCTGTGCTTGGTGTGTCATCATCCTTGTATAACGATGCTTACTTAAATCAAATTATTGATACAGCAGAAACAGTTATTCTGCCAATGCTAGTTACATTCAAAAGCCCAGTTCAAAAAGTGTCGCTGACTGATAATGTCGCCACTTTTACTACACTAGGAATTCATGAATTTACCGAAGGACAATCAGTTGTCGTTACAGGATGCGGAACACCTTACAATGGAACAAGAACAATACTTGCAGACAATCTTGGCGAGTATACCTTCTCAGCTGCAATCACAAATGCCGACATCAATGAAGCAAATGTTATTCCAAGTGGAGTTGCCACTTTATCTGGAGCATCAACTTATGTTGGAAACGCAGCTGTTCAGTCAGCTGTCTACACAGTTTCAGTAGAGGTTTTTCAAGCAAGACTTGCAGGTGGTGGACAGATCGAAGGCGTTGATTTTACTAGCACACCATTTAGAATGGGTCGATCATTATTCAATAAATGCGTTGGTTTACTTGGTTCATATATGGATACCGAAAGCATGGCTCAATAAATGCCACCATCCACAATTCTTTCATCCGTTAGACAACCACTTGCAACTGCTTTAGCAGGTGTGGCTGGAAATGTTTACAGTTTTGTTCCTGAGTCCGTAATTCCGCCAGCAGTTGTTTTAGTTCCATCATCACCATATCTTGAAATTGAAACTATTGGCAAGTCATCTGTTAGATGCCGAGTCAATATGACAATCACAGCTGCGGTTGCATATAACAGCAATCCAGCATCACTCGATAATATCGAGCAATTAATCATGAGTATTCTGGCAATCATTCCTGCGGGATATATTGTCGGATCGGTCGATAGACCAACAGTTACACAAGTTGGAGCATCAACTTTGTTGATCTCTGATATTAATGTTTCAACCTATTACCAACAAACAACATAAGGAGCGAAAATGCCTACCACCGTTATAACAGGTCGGGATGTTACCTTCACAATCGGCGGTAACAATTTCGATGCACAAGCTACAACTGCAACTCTTACTGGCGAAATGGATCGTCAGACCTATCAGACACTAGACGGAAAAGTCTTTAAAGTAACTGATAACAACTTTACATTTGATGTTGAAATGTTAGCCGACTGGGGCGCAACCGGATCTCTTTGTGAGATTCTATGGGGCGTTTCTGAGTCTGCTCCAGATACAGGCATCAACACAGTATTCACAGCCACTTCAGGCGCAGTATTTACTTTCCAAGTATTGCCATCATGGCCATCAGCTGGTGGAACTGCACCAGATGCACAAACAGTATCTCTATCATTCCAAGTTATTGGAGTGCCAGCAGAGAACTTCGCTTAACAAATAAAACGGGAGCAAACAAATGAAACTAGCAATTACAATTACATATAACTCAGGCGAGGAAGCAACTTACACAGCCCAACCGCCTGAGTGGGCTAAGTGGGAGCAAAAGACAGGAAATATCATTAGCCAAGCATCTGAAAAGATCGGTGTTAATGATTTGATGTTTTTGGCTTATCACGCACATAAGCGAGAAGCAGCTGGTAAGGCTGTGAAACCTTATGAAGCATGGATGGAAACTGTCGCCGATATTCAAGTCGGTGATGTGAACCCAAAAGCCATCCAGTAGGAAGCCTTAGTCGGTTATTGGTTCAGTTGTCAATAGCAACTCAAATTCCAATGAGCGAATGGGTAGATGGATCGGATGTTTTAACAGCGTTAGAGATATTGGAGGATAGACACAAATGACAGTTCCTTCAATAGTCTATGATCGCAGAGAATTAGCATCTTTTGCTAAAGTAATTCGAAGTATGGGTCAAATTGCTAAAGATGAAACTGCTAAACGCGTTGGTGCTATTGCTCAAAAAGAATTAGATGAGATTCGTAGAATTGCTTCATCAAGAGGTAAGGTTGCAGATCGTATTGCTCAGGGTGGAAAAGTAGTTAAGACTTCAGTATTGGGTGAAATTAAATTTGGTTTTGCTAGTCAAAGATTTTCAGGTGGCGCAACAACTCAATTTAACACTAGGAATGATCCTAAGGGTCAGCGAAAAGGTATTGGCGCAGCAGCTGAGTTTGGATCTAAGAATTATCCGCAATTCCCAAGATGGAGTGGACCAATGCCTAAAGGCCCGGGATCACGCGGTTGGTTTATTTATCCTACAATTAGACAATTGCAACCAACAATTATTAAAGAATTTGAGGATGTTATACTTGAGATCAAAAAGGAATTCGTAAATGGCAAGTAATAGCAGAACCTTAACTCTTGCATTAGCAGCCGATATTGATGGCTTACGCGATGGTTTAAAACAAGCTGAAAAGGCTGTTGATAAATCCAAAGATCAAATTATAGATTTTGGCAAAAAGGCGGCATTGGCGTTTGCAGCTGTTGGAGCAGCAGCTACCGCATTTGCAGTATCAGCAGTAAAGGCAGCAGCTGAGGATGAAAAGAGTCGCAAGAATTTAGAGCAAGTTATTAGATCAAGCACTAAAGCCACCGAAGATCAAATTTCAGCAATTGATAAATACATAACTAAACAATCTATTGCAACAGCTACAACCGATGATGTTTTAAGACCTGCATTCTCAAGACTTATCAGATCTACTCAAGATGTAACTAAGGCTCAAGATTTATTGACTTTGGCTCAAGAGATCAGTATAGCCACAGGCAAACCCCTAGAGAGCGTCACAAACGCCTTAGGAAGGGCTTATGACGGGTCAAATACCGCTTTAGGTAAGTTAGGTCTAGGAATTGATGCAGCCACCCTTAGAACCCAATCTTTTGAGGAAACCACTAATCAACTGCGGGCAACCTATCAAGGGTTTATCGATAATGAAGCTACCAATGCTGAGTTTAAGTTTAGACAATTAACAATCGCTGTCGATGAAACTAAAGAGCAAATTGGAACTGCATTATTGCCTATCGTTAAAGAATTAGCAGATTACTTCCTAGAAACTGCCGTTCCTTTAATTCAAGCATTCGCTGCTGGATTTTCTGGTGAGGATGGCGTTACCGCTGGCATAACTGAAGCTACTGAAGGTGCATTCCAATTTGGCGAGCAGATTAGATCAACTCTTGAATTTGTAATAAGTATTAGAAAAGAATTAGCCGTATTGGGTGCAATTATTATTGGCGTATTTGTTGCATCTAAAATAGTTGCATTTGTTACTGCAATCATGACTTTAGTTACTGCGATGAAAGCCTTACGAACTGCTGCTGCCGGTGCAGCTGTGGCAACAGCATTTGCTACTGGTGGAACTTCAGTTGGTGCTGCTGCTGCTGCTTTAGCTGCCGTTGCTGCAACTTATGGATTATCACAATTGGCAGGTGGTGGAGATCTAGGCGGAGCAGCCGTTTCAAATTATGCTCCATCAACCGGTAACTTTGGCGGTGGCGGTATGGGTCAGATAACAAACATTACAGTCAATGCGATCGATGGCGAAGGTGCTGCAAGAGCCGTTGCAAAAGTAGTTAATCAATCAGCTGCTCGAAGCGTGCCATTACTTACTGGTAACGGTATTAGACTTCAATGAGTGCTTTTACACCTGACTGGAAGTTAACTGTCGGTGGTGTTGATTATACTGACATAGCAATAAGCGACATTCAGCATGAAGCAGGTCGCACAGATATTTACCAACAGCCATCACCATCATATTGCTCAATTACCTTTATTGCTTTAAATGGTCAAACCTTACCTTTTGATATTAATGATTCATTTGACTTACAAGTAAAAGACTCAACTGGATCTTATGTAAGTTTATTTGGTGGCGACATTACCGATGTGACTGTTGAGGTAGGTGCTACTGGCTCAGCAGCAACAGTTATCCAATACACACTTATTGCAATGGGTTCACTTGCAAAAATAGCAAAAGAAATTTATACAGGCACATTATCGCAAGATGAGGATGGCGAGCAAATTTATACCCTTTTAAGTAGCGTGTTTGCTGGAACTTGGAACGATGTGCCAGCAGCAGCTCAATGGTCAACCTATAATGCAACAGAACAATGGGTAGATGCTCAAGTTACTGTTGGAGATATTGATAGACCAGGACTTTACACAATGGAAAATCGAGGATCTAATCCTGACACTATTTACAACATTGCTTCATTAATAGCCAACTCAGCATTTGGATATTTATTTGAACAAAACAATGGATTTGTTGGTTATGCTGACGCGGATCACCGGCAGAATTATTTGGCAATAAATGGTTATGTTGAATTAAGTGCCAATCATGCTTTAGGTGCTGGATTATTAACTGTCATGAGATCATCAGATGTTAGGAACGATATCTATATTAACTACGGAAATAACTTTAACAATCAAGTAACTGCCACAGATCAGACTTCAATTGAAACTTATGGCTACAAATCAGAAAGCATTAATTCTGTTATCCATTCACAGGTGGATGCTCAAGCTGTTGCTGATAGGTATATCCTTCAAAGAGCTTTCCCGCAATCTAAATTTCAATCAATAACATTTCCTTTAACTAACGCTGAAATTGATAACACCGATCGAGATGCTTTGCTTGGTGTATTTATGGGAATGCCTGTTGCCATAACCAATCTGCCTAGCCAAATTTCAGGTGGTCAATTTGAAGGTTATGTTGAAGGTTGGTCATGGAGCACTAGATTTAATGAGCTATTTTTAACGATTAATGTTTCACCAGTCGCTTTTAGTCAGACCTTTATGCAGTGGTCAAGTGTGCCGGCAACAGAGGCTTGGAACACGATAGACGCGACTTTGACATGGGAATACGCTACAATCGTAGCCTGAGGATAGGATAATATGGCAACTACTACCAATTACAGCTGGACGACTCCAGATGACACCGATCTAGTCAAAGATGGTGCAGCGGCAATCCGCACTCTTGGTTCATCAATTGACACCACAACAAAAGCATTAAATCCATCAACAACTCTTGGTGATATTGAATATCGTTCATCAACTGCTAACACAAACACTAGATTAGGAATTGGAACAACTAATCAAGTTTTATCTGTATCTGGTGGCGTTCCTGCATGGACTACTATTTCAAGTGGTGGAATGACTTTAATAAATACAGGCGGAACAACTTTAACTGGTTCATCGGTAGTTATAGGCTCAATTCCAGCAACATATAATGATTTGAGATTAATAATTAGAAATCCTAAACCTGCCACAGATGGTGTAAATTTATTAGTTAGAATTAATGGAGATACAAACACTCGTTATGCTTATCATTTTACTAATCGAGGCAATAACATTACTTTTGGTGATGCTCAAATTAATGTTAATGAATCTTTAGACAATACTTCCGCAGAAGGTTTAATTCAATTAGATTTTTATGATTATGCTAACACGACAACTTGGAAATCTGGTTGGGGTCTTGCAATATCAAACAATTCTACAACTGCAACTAATTTTAATTATACAATGACTGGATTTGTGTATAATCAAACACCAGCCATAGATTCATTAACAATTTATCCAGGATCTGGGAATTGGACATCAGGAACTGCCTATCTGTATGGGATCAAATAATGACTAAAACAAAACCACAAATTAAAATTGTTAATGTTGAAACTGGCGAGGAAATTGTCAGAGATGCCACAGCTGAGGAAATCGCTCAAATGGAATTGGATACTGCAAATGCAGCAACAGCAAAAGCCGAGGCCGAAGCAAAAGATGCTCAACGCCAAGCGATTCTTGATCGCATCGGTTTAACTGCTGATGAAGCAAAATTAATTCTTGGCTAATGAAGCCTTGGTTATCTAAAGCTGCTGAAACTTTTAGGGATCAGGTAAATGACTGCTTCCCTGATCGCAAGCGCACAGCTGATGGATGGATTGGTGATGCTCGCCATTCAGCCAGAGTCAGTCAGCATAACCCGAATGAACAGGGTGAAGTATGCGCCATCGACATTGACGCTCGCCTATCTGACCAAGAAGGGCTTAGTTTCGATTTGGCAGATCAGGTTCGACTCGCAGCAAAAAAGGATAAGCGTATTTATTATGTGATCCACGCTGGCAAAATTGCTAGTGCTAGATCGCTTTGGAAATTTAGAAAATATACCGGAATTAATCCCCATCATAAGCACATCCATATTTCTTTCAAACCAAATCAAAATGGCAAGAAGTTCAACATCCCACTACTGAAAGGCAATTAATGAAACTATCTAAAAAACATAAAGCAGCAATTAAGTCATATTTGAGAGCTGTGGCAGCTAGTGGAATTACAGTTGCCCTAGCAATAGTGGCTGACATTCATCCAGCCTATGCAACTATGCTTGGTGCGATTGTTGCGCCTATTGCAAAAGCGTTAGATCCAAAATCAGGGAGCGAAGCGGATTATGGAATTAATGCGTCATGACCGCAAACGAATGGGTTGGCATAGCCGTTGGCGTAAGCGCCGTATTAACAAGTTTATTGCTGGGTCTGCGCTGGGTTATTAAATCTTATTTACAAGAATTGAAGCCAAATTCTGGAAGTTCGATTAAGGATCAAATTACTCGACTTGAAGCGCGTGTTGATGATCTGTTCATCTTAATTAGTAAGCGATAATTTTGCTATGGCGAACACACGAAAACGCACACCACGCAAAAAGGTTAATCGGAGAGTAGTTCGCCAAACTCCTGAACCATTATCAAAACTAGATCAATTCTATATTGCCAAGCATGAAATGTTTAGAGCTGCACGCAAGGCTGGATTTAATGAATCCTGTGCGCTTTACCTAATGGATAATCCTGAATCAATGCCTGACTGGATCGTAGGCGACAA